TTGAGATGGTTCGTTCTATGAAAGTGTTGTGCGCTGATGGATATGTCAGAGGCAATCAAGTATTCTGAAAAGTTGTGCGGAGTGTTCTCCTTCTCCGCTTCGCATACGAGTTGAGTTGCCCTTTCAGGAATGTTGGGGCAACTCCTCGTGTTGCCTATAAAACCCGATCCAGTGTCGGGTTGCAAAGAGTTGGTATCAAGGTGTTGTTTGTGTAAACTAGGGTCATCAAGTTCAAGAGGAGGACAAGATGAAAACATATTCCATTCAAGTTCCGTCAGGTAATTACGAAATATCTCATTCAGATTCATACGAAGCATTTGAGGTGTTGTTAGAAAAAGTGAAACCATCAGACATTATTTACTTGAAACAATTTGATAACATATTCGAAATATTAAAAATCTCGTAAAAACTAAAAGTTCAAGAGGAGGGCTTATGAAAACAAAACCAACTTGCCAGTGCCAAGTATGCGGTGAACAGTTCAAAAACATTACTGACCATATGTTGCACTACATGAGGGAACATGATGACGGCTACAAAGAACACAAGGACAGGCGTAAGCGCACTGTCAGTTGTGGTGCTTGCTTGAAACCGATGCCAGCGTCAGTGTTGATTTGCGAGTGCGGTCATAAACATTGGTCAGTAAATCAATAACAAAACAAACAACAGAGGAGACAAAATGAAATCAGAAAATAAAGAAATTGAAGCAATCAAAAAAATAATTGATTTTGATTACTTCTTAATTAAAACCATTAACGGCGAAAAAGATTATGACGGAGAGATCATAGACATAAATGAAAACAGCCTTGTAATTGAATGTTGGAATGTGGTCAAAGGTAACTTGTGTTTAACCGAAATTAAGTTCTCAGACATTGAAGAAATCTGGGCGTTAGAAGAAATGGTCTGGGGTTGATGGTTCACAAACAACTGTGTAACACCCCTGAGCCACAATGAAACCAACATAAACAAACAAAGAAAGAAGGACTGAGATGGAACGAATACCGAAACCGAAACACGGCAGTAAAGAATGGTTGATGGAAAGATGGCGTGACGATCAAGGTTGTTGCGTGTTTGGGGCTTCCGATATACCTGCGCTGATGAACGCTTCGCCATACAAAACGAGAGGCGAACTGTTCGCAGACAAGTTGAATGAGCCAGAGCCACAAGCAGAGTCAGCGATCTTTCGGCGTGGAAACTTGCTTGAGAAGCCGTTACTTGAAGCAGCAGCAGATTTCTTGAATCACGATATTTATACGCCTGATTGTATGTATCGTGATGGCAGGCTTACCGTGACGCTTGATGGTGTTGATAATTCAATCCAGCCTGAATACATCGTTGAAGCAAAAACAACCACACGCTATTCAATTCATGATGAAAACGATTTACCTGATGAATGGCTTTGGCAAGGTTGGGCGCAACAGGCGGTGCTTGAATGTTCCAATGTTTGGTTCTCAGTCCTTGACCGTGACTTGAGAATAAGTGTTGTTCCGTTACCGAAGAACGAAGTAGCGATTGACGCTTTGCGGTTAGAGGCACAAGTGTTCGGTGATTGGATTGATCAGGGTTTTGTGCCTGATGAGGAGTTAAACAATTTTTCCGCCGATGACATTACACGAATCTATAAAGTTGAACCGACCAGTGTTGAGTTAGATGTTGTGGTGGTTGATTGGTTGGTTGCTTTAGAAGATGCGAGACAGCAAAGCAAGCAGGCTACAGAGTTAGAAATAAAAGCCAAAGATGCGATTGCACAAATGTTGAAAGGCAACGAGGTCGGGTTGGTCAATGGTGTGCAAGTTGTTTCTTGGAAACAGCAGGCAGGCAAAATGTCGTTTGATATTACCCGATTAAAAAATGAACACCCAGAGTTAGTTAAAGAATATGAGAAGCAAGGTAATCCCTACCGTGTGATGAGAACACACAGAAAGAAGGTTAAGTAATGAGTAATGAAACGGAAGCAGTTATGTTGAAAGCGGTGCTGGAACAATATGCCACCCCAGACCCGAGGATCGTTGGAACGATTCCACGCAACGGAATCAATCTGGCGTATGTCAGCCACGCAGAAATCACTCGCATCTTGATTGAGATTGACCCGATGTGGAACTGGCAACCTGTTGCTTGGGTTGATGGCAGACCAGCGATACACGAAGCGAACGGTGTCTCAACAATGTGGGCAACACTCACTTTGCTTGGCAAATCGCTTGTCGGTGTTGGTTCGGTGCGTGCTGATAAACCTGATCTTGATAAAGAACTTGTCGGGGACTTCTTGCGGAACGCTGCAATGCGGTTCGGTATTTGTTTGTCTCTTTGGTCTAAACAAGATTGGGAAGTGAAAGGGAATGTGGGAAGCATCTCTACGGTTCAACCCCGTATGGCAGAACAGGTTGAACAATCAAAAAACGCCCACCCTGCGAATGTTCAACCAAAAAACAGCATCTCAGATGCTCTCAATGATGCCCAAATTGAACAAGCCTTCACAACCACCCCGAAACCCACAGCCAAGATCGGCAGCCTGATTTCAGATAAGCAGAAAGGTTTAGTGTCATCGCTGGTCAAAGAAGTTGCTGATGGTGATGTGAAACCGATTATCAAAACTTTGTTCAGTAAAGAAAACTTGAACACGCTCACAACGAAAGAAGGTTCTGATCTGATCAAACATTTGATGGGTATGAGGAAGAAATCATCTGATGAGCAACCCTTCTGAAGAGTTGCAGATGGCTTACGAGTTTGCGATTGGTGTGTTGATTGATTGCGCCCGAAAGGTTGTGGTCTTTGATGGCACTGATCGTGAATCGTTGGACAATTTGCGTGAAGCCGTGTTGAAGTTCGGTGAGGTAAATGATTTGATTGCGAAGTTTTATAGTGAATCGTGAACATTGGTCAGAAGATGCTGCGTGTCGTGGCATGAGTGCGAGTGTGTTCTTCCCTGACCACATTGGCTTTAATGATCATCGTTACGATGAGGCTCTGGCTATCTGCGCTGGTTGCACGGTGCGTCAAGAGTGTTTGGATATGGTTATTGTGTTGGAGGACACTGATGACCGTTGGGGTGTGTTCGGTGGTTTGATACCGCCTCAGAGAGCGAAGTTGCGTAAAGAGTTGAAGGAGATGTTGAGATGAAAGCAAAACTTTGTGCGTGTCTAGTGAAGCGTGTTATCCCGATGAAGCCCTTTTGTGGGGAGAAAGAAGATGACGATGAGTGAGATTGATAATCTAGTTTTTTATGATGAAACTGAAGATAAATGGAACTTGTATCGTGTTTATAATTACCATTTGGAAGAACGAAGCAAAGGCAAGTTTCAGGCTGGTTTCGTTGATTATCACGAGTTTTTGTTTGATGTTTTAGAAAACGAGTTGCACAAAATACCACTAAACCTTCATAACAGGCAACTTTTTATTTCTATGTTAGAAAACTTGCGAGTTTCAATTATTGGTGTAATGAAAAAAGATTGTCTGAAGCGTGGTCAGCGAACAAAGAACGATGAACTCTTTAATGATGAGTGAAGATCGCAAAGGCGAATGTCAAGGCAACAAAGACAAATGCAAACTCGCTGATTGCCCAAAGTTCGGCACACTTGGCAGACCAGCACGAGATGGCAACAGGCGTGTGAAAGGTTGTGCCGACCCAACAGCCAGAGGTAAGCGATCACGCACGAAAGGATTAACGAAGCAGCGTGTCGCACGGAAGCGATTGGGTGTCGCACCGTCTAACAAGTTCGGTGACGCTAACGAGGAAATGTGGCAAGATGTTTTGTTCGCTAATGAAGTCAAAGCAGGCAAACAGATCGGGGCTGCTGTGACGGCGTGGGAACGTATAGAGGCTCAGGTGCGTTCCAACGAGGCTGATTATGGTTCACGCCGTAAACCTACGAGAGCGATTTTGATGCCTGATGACTGGGGTAAGGAAGGGCTTGTGATGATCAGATTGAGTGTGTGGGAAGAACTAGTGCGCCCTGCGATGCACGAGTTTTATGAAGGAGGCGCAAGTGAATAAACCGATCAGAGTTCTTTCGTTAGGTGCAGGTGTGCAATCAACCGCATTGCTTTTAATGATGATTCACGGCGAAGTAGAAAAGGCTGACGCAGTTATCTTTTCTGACACAGGCTGGGAACCAAAAGCGGTTTATGAGCACTTAGCAAAACTTGAATTGTTGATGGCGGAGAACAAGATGCCGTTCTACAAAGTTTCTGCTGGCAACATCAAAACAGATTTCCTTGAGTCAGAGACACGCTTCGCAACGATGCCTCTTTACACTTTGAACAAAGAAGGTA